CTACAAAAAACTCTTAGAATAAACGCAGGTGCAAACACTGTTCCAACAGCATCTCTACCAAGCGGACTTCAAGCACAAATGAAAAAGGATGCTGTTAATAAGGGCGCTAACACTGTACCAAAGTCAAGCATGCCTTTTGGCGGTAAGCCAATCGTTATACCTAAGCCTAAGTCTACAGGATCAAACACTATACCAGCATCTAGTATGCCTTTTGGAGGAAAGTCAATAATTCCTAAAAAGAAGTCAATGGGCGGTCTAATAAAGAGATATGCTTTGGGTGGTTCTGTCATTGGAACAGATATTATTCCAGCCATGTTAACTCCTGGAGAGTTTGTTATGAGCAGGTATGCTGTAGAAAAATTGGGTGTAGAAAATATGAAGGCTGTAAATGATGGACAGTCAATAGGCGACTCAGTGTATAATTATAGTATTAACGTAAACGTTAAGTCTGATGCAAATCCTGACGAAATCGCAAAGACGGTAATGACACACATACAGAGAGTAAATTCTCAAAATATTAGGAGTGTTAAAATATCATGACAACCAGTGCCTATATGACGGGTAGAAAGAAATATGGAAGACCACAAGCAATGCTATGGTCTGAAAATTCTGGTAAGTTGATAAATGGGCTATACGTCCCAAATGGTTTAGAAATAAATGCCGATCCTGGATCTGAGGTAGACCCTGCTAATATAGATCAATTTTTAATACTATCAGATGATAATAGATCTCCTATAGATTTTGGATATAATCGTATTGAGAAAAAAGAAAGAATGATTAATGGAAGAATGAGATCTTATCATATTGCAGATAAACTGACAATATCTCTTTCATATAATAATCTACCATCAAGGGGTGCAGCCCTTCCAAATCTTTTTGGCTCAGATGGAAAAAATCGTGATGAACTAAACGGAAATAATTTACAGCATACAACTGATGGCGGTGCTGGCGGTGTTGAACTTTTAGACTGGTATGAAAAGCATCAGGGTTCGTTTTGGTGTTATTTAGCATATGATAAATATTCTGTATTTGGAAAAGACGACAGTGCTTATGGACATCTTCCACAATATAACCAACTAGTCGAAGTTTTCTTTTCAGACTTTTCTTATACAGTAAATAGACGTGGAAACAACTTTGACTTTTGGGACATTTCAATTGGTTTAGAAGAGGCATAATGTTTGATGATATTGATCTAAAAAAACATCTAGAAACATCTTCTGTAGTAAAAACAAAAACAGCAGTAATTGCTGAGTGGAATCTAAACTCTCCAACCAATATCTTAAAGATTGGAAACTATAGGTATAGACCTACTCAGCCTGACTCTTTATATAAGTTACTTCCAAATACATTTGATCCATCAGAAAATGTAAACACATCTATTCCTTTTTATTTTAATGCAACTGACTCAGATGTAGTTATAGATGGCGGATATGATGATGATGGTTTGCCAGTAACTCTTAAGCCTAAAAAAGACAAACTTAAAATGCTTTATTCTTTAGAAGATTGTTTTAAAATGTTTAGACCAAGATCTGGAATTAATAAAGCAAGATTTATTCCAGGAAGTTATTTGCATCATCCAAATATAAATATGGCAAATAGACCAAGATATTACATGCCAGATAAAAAAGATTATTTTAAATACTGGACATCTTTTAGAACAGAAAACGGATTAGAGTATGGAATTTCTATTGCAAAAAACGGAGAGAATGCAATTGAAGATACAGTTCCGTTTGTTGTTTATAATGAAGAAGTTGCTGCAAATAGAATTATTATTAAGATGCAAACCCATGTTGGCAATAAAGACTTGGGCACTTTTTCTTCGGCATCTAAATCAATATCAGATCCATTCTACGGAGACTCTAAGAAGTCAACCCCTGTAAGATGGAAGGTTCAAGGGTTAAAAAATAATTCGTGGTCTGACATAATTTCGTTTACACAGTCATCTACAAGAAGCGACGGCACACCAATAATAGGATCTGACGGCTATGTGGAGTTATCATATGGCCTAAAAGTGCCAAAACAATACCGTGATATTTTTATATTTGCTGAAAAGTATTCTTCAGAAACTCTTTTGCCAGAAAAATCTATTAATGGGTATTCATATTTAATTGCTGAAAACGAAAGTGACATTGGAACATTTCATATTTGGATTGATGAAATTGAAGACTACAGGACATTCACCCCAGATTATGGATGGTATTTAGAAGAATCTGAGGTAGATAGATTAACAAATTTTGTTACAGATATGACTAATCCACCAAAGTTTACTACTACAAATAATGTATATAAGTTTAGAGAGTTTGAAAAAATAAAAGGTTTGAGGATCGTTGTTGATACAATGAATAAGCCTAATGCTACCTTTGACTTGATAGAGATGTCGCCCCGCCTTTGTGCAGACCTATCAGATAAGACTACAAGTTTTTCTATTAAGAAGAATGCTTCTGACTTAGGCGTTAGCGGAATGCCAGTAGGTCAATTGTTGGCATCTACAGGATCAATAACTATTTTTGATTATGATGATGCATTCAATTATAATAATAATGACAGCATAATTAAAAACTTAATTGATAAACATATTCAGTTTAAATTTTATGACATTATATTTAATGTAGATGGATGGGATTATTATGTCCCACTAAAAACATTATACTCAGACGGATTCCCGCAAATAAATAATACAGATCAAACAGTCTCTATAGAACTTAGAGATATGTTCTTTTATTTTGAAAATATAACTGCTCCACAAACACTAATGACACGTGTTTCAATAAGTTCTGCAATATCAATGTTGCTTGACTCTATAGGATTTTCCAACTATGTATTTAAAAGAGTAAGCGGAGAAACAGAGTTAATTATTCCATATTTTTATATTGAGCCAGATACGAGCGTTGCTGAGGTTTTGCAAAATCTAGCAATATCTACACAGACAGCAATGTTCTTTGATGAATACAACAATTTTGTTATGATGAGTAAAGATTACATAATGCCAACACAAGATCAAAGACCTACGGACATAGTTTTCTCTGGAAATGAAAAAGAGTCTTCAGATGGTATTTTGCCAAACATAGTTGAGATTTCTTCGCAGGAAAATAAAGTTTATAATGATGGAAAGATTAATTATTCTGAACGGTATATTCAAAGATCTGTTGGAACAATTAAGCAAGCAAGCATGATTGATATGGAAAGATCTTGGATCTATAAGCCAGTGCTATTATGGGAAGTCGCAGGAACAGAAAATACAAAATCAATTAATGGAGAAACAGCATCACAATCAAGTTATACTCTATCCGCTATTCCATTAAACTCAGACTTATCTATAGAGCCTCCTTCAGTTGTTAATAGACAAGTAACAAACAATGTTATTGATTTCGGTGAAGGTATTTATTGGATAGCCAGATACAATGGATACTTTTATTCAAATGGCGAAATAATAAAATATGATGCGGTACAGTTCAATGTATCTGGAGTTGGCAATGTTTGGATTAGTAGCAATCAGGAATACCAGTACTATTTTTCAAGTCTACCCTTTAATGGAAAGATATACCCAACTGGATTAGTGAGAATATACTCTGTCCCTAATTACGAAGAGGTTAATGGTTTTCTAAAATTAAAAAATGGATCAGTTGCAGTACATGGCAGAGGACAGTTTGGAACAGCAATTGTTTCACATAGTGCAGGATTGTCAGAATACTGGATGGATAATAATAACGTTCGTGGTTGCATGATGCAGTCTAAGTATTTATTTGAAAATAATTTAACTGTACCAATAACTATTGTAGGGGCTGCAGGACAAAATACTGAACTTGCAAAAAAGACTACAAGAACGGGTGTTATAAGAAATTTTATGTCTTCTACATATACTGCAGAGTCTGATATTAATAAGTTCAAGCAAACCAAACCTGGAACAATTCAATCCTCTGCTTTAGTAATGCAAGGTCCAGCCTTCTCTGTAACAGATAAGCCAAGAGACTTTGTATCATATTTATATAAACCATTAGATAATAGATACAAACATTTCGGCACTAGAATGAGAATTATTGGAAAAATAGAGAACGGATTTAGCAAGGGTCAAACAGCAAATGGCAGTACAAACTACTTTGTTGTTCCAGGACTAACGCCAGACAAAGACATTACAATTTCTGGTGGTGGCGGTGGAATGGCTATAATGATAAATCCAGAAACTAATAACGGATATTATTTAGAACTAAGCACTTTAGGTAGTGCAAATATAACCACGCTTGAAAAACAAAATGTTCATAATGTTATGTTTTACAAAATAAAAAAGGACTCATCTTCTTCTGATGCTATTCCAGTAAAAATTTGGGAGGGGCTAGGAAATATTATTGTCGATGATGGAAAGTTCACTGGTCAGTATAGGATGATGGCAGAACAGAATCCTACTGTTTATGACATAGGCGTAGAGTACGAAGATATAGGAAGTGCAAGAAGATTCCACATTTATATGAATGGCTCTTTGTTGACCACGGTTGTTGATCAAGATCCGCTTCCAGTTTACAACAATATGGCACTCTTTGTTCGTGGGTCTTCAAGAGTTATGTTTGAAAATATATATGCCTTAACAAATAACTATAGCCAAAATACACAGTTTGCTTTAAATACTCCAGTTAATTCTATTTTTGACGATGAGATTGATGCTACAGAGTCTTTTAGAAAGTATGCTATGAGTGGTGTAGTTCAGGGGACATACCTATCTGGAATAAGTAGTTCTCAACCCCCTAAGTATAGTATATACTTTGAAGAGTTTGGAACCATTATGAGAGAGGCTGCAACCTTTAATATTAAATATGATAAGGCCTACCCAGCACTATATGCAAAACTATCTCCAACATTTAATAGAATTAAAGGATACACAGTCTCTGGATTTAGAGCAGGATCATACGGAGCAGAGTTTATGATATTTAATGCTACAGATACCGCACTTAGTTTAGATGAAACAACTGGTAACTATTTACGAATTCAGGGAGTAACTTTTACACAACAGTCTAATAACGAATTAACTGTAGATGACTATTTTACAAAGAACAGTTCGTTGTCTGATCCAGTTATAGATGGGTCTGATGTTGTTATTTCTCCATTTAAAGTTAAAAAAGATTACGAAGATATTAAGTTGAGCAGAATGACCTATGGCAAAAAAGATTTTTCAATTTCTACGTCTTACATACAAACACAAGACGATGCAAATAATTTAATGAAATGGCTTATGTCTAAAATAAGTAAACCAAGAAAGGCAGTGGGAGTAAAGATTTTTAATAATCCTACAATACAATTAGGCGACATTGTTTCTATTAAATATACAGACAACAATATTGAAAAAATAGAAAACACCAGATATGTGGTTTATTATATGGAATATTCAAAAGACGTAGGCGGACCTGAAATGACCGTCTATCTAAGCGAGGTAATGTAATGGTCGATCCAACACCACAACTACCACTATCTGGTAGTCCAAGCCCAACAGTTCAGCCAGTTAAGATAGCAACTCCAGATTTAATATTGATGCCAGATGAATCTGTGCCTATTGAAATAATGACAGACCTAGTATTTGAAGATATAGGCGGACACGAACTAATTAATATATCCAGAAGTGATTTAGTTAATGGACAAGATGTTATTTATAAACCAATTAAAAATTTAAGTTCTATATTTTTTCAATATAACCCTCAAAATATTTTAGCATTACAAAAAACCTCAGAATCTTACTTTAGAAACTTTCCAATTAAACTTGGAGATAGGGTGCCAGACTGCGGAACTGGGTACACAATCGTAGATGGCAATGAGGTTCCAAATTGTAAAATAGTATACTGTGATCCAGTGGATGGTAATATAATTATTAATGTTATCAATATGGGTAAAGAAGAGCAGGTAGAAGTCCAGATTCTTCAGCAGGGAATTGTACTTAGTGATACAATATATGAGGTGGAATAACTATGATAACTAATAATGGCAAGTCTATAATCGCTAAGTACTTGGTGGGTCAGTCTCCTGCATATGCTTCATTTATTGCAGTAGGGTGTGGACCAACACCACTTGAGCCAGATGCAACTTTTGGGAATTATTCAGAAAAAAAATCATTAGATTTTGAGATGTTCAGAGTACCAATAACATCCCGTGGATTTGTTAAAGATGACGATGGAACAGCAAAGGTTGTGCTAACAGCAGAACTACCTACGGAAGAAAGATATGAGATTTCTGAAATAGGAGTTTACTCTGCTGGAGCAAACCCAACTGCTGGAGCGTATGATAGCAAAACATTATTTTCATTTTCAGAAGCAGAGAATTGGAAATATAATAATCAGATATCTTTAGTTCCTAAATATGCTCCACTCGATACAGGCGGATCTAGCGGTGAAATTTATGTTAAAGATGCTGAAGAAAATGACATTATGGCATTTCAAACAAATGCCAATAATAGAATTTTTACTAACCCAGAGCGAGTAGCAAGATATGAAAGATGTAGATTTTTAAATAATATAGTAATTACTAATGGATCTATGTCTAATATTTCAACCGAGGTAGTGGATGGAGTCACAAGGCTAAAGGCAAATACTGGAAGTAATTATATTGGCATAACTGGAACATCTATGGCATTAAATAAAAATGCTCCAACAGATCAAATGAAACTAGCG